GCTCTGGGACTCCTCGCAGGTGGGCAAGCTCTGCACGGATGGCGAGTGCAAGCCGACCATCGGCGCCGACAAGCGCGACAAGAAGGAGAGCGCGAAGTGATTCGAGTTCCCCGGGGTGGTCCCGGGGTGGCCGGACGGGGTTCGCGAAGGTTCACCGTCCGGCCAAAGTATGGCCGCAAGGCCGCCCGGCGGCGGGTGGGTCCCTCCCTCCTCCCACCGCTCGTCGCCGGGTTTCTCTCGCCGGGATTGGCCCGGTGAGGAGTAAGCCGGGGCAGGGGAACGCGCTGTCGAACCCGAACCCCTGCCCCGGCTGCTCTGTAACGCGAGGTGACAAATGGAAACCAAGACCACAGACCCATTCGACCTGGCTAGAGCCCAAGCGATGATCATCGGCTATGACGCTCGGTGGTCCGAAGAACGCTACGAAGTCCTCGCGGTGGAGGCCGAGTACCGCGCCCCGCTCCTCAACCCCGAGACGGGCGCCGCAAGCCGCACGTGGCAGCGCGGCGGGAAGCTCGATGCGATCCTGCGAGAGCCCTCCGGACGGATCGTCTTCATGGAGCACAAGACCAGCTCGGAGGACATCTCGCCCGGCTCCTCATACTGGCGGAAGCTCCACATGGACGGCCAGGTGAGCGGCTACTTCCTTGGCTCCGAGACGCTCGGGTTCCCGGCCGAGGCCTGCATCTACGACGTGCTCGGGAAGCCCGAGCAGCGTCCGGCCACGATTCCCCTCCTAGATGAGGCCGGGTCAAAGATCGTCCTAGGGCCGACCGGGGAGCGGGTCCGGACGAAGGATGGCAAGAAGTGGCGCGAGTCGGCGGATTCGGCCGCCGGCCACGTGCTCCAGACCCGACCGGAGACGCCCGAGGAGTTCCGCGCCCGCGTCGCCGAGGCCATCGCGAACGAGCCGACCGCCTACTACCAGCGCGGCGAGGTGGTCCGCCTCGAAGCCGAGATGGCCGAGGCGCTCTACGACGACTGGCAGACGGCGAAGATGCTCCGGGAGGCCGAGCTTGCCCAGCGCTTCCCGCGTAACCCGGACGCCTGCTTCAAGTGGGGCCGCGCCTGCGACTTCTGGGACGTCTGCACCGGCGCGGCCTCGCTCGAGGACGCCCACCGGTTCCGCCGATCCGAGCACGTGAACCCGGAGCTGGAGGCGCGCGGCGGGTTGCCCGTCCTGTCAGCTTCCCGGCTCCACGCGGCGCGGTCCTGCCAGCGCCTGCACAAGCTCCAGTACCTGGACGGCTACCGAGCCGCCGTCGAGGCCGACACGCTCAGGCTCGGGAGCCTGATCCACCGCGGTCTTGAGGCCTGGTGGCGCGCGCCCGCTGGCGAGCGCATCGAGGCAGCCCTGGCCGCTCTCACCACCACCACGAAGGAGAACCACGATGGCCCAGCCCAGCACGCAGCCTAGCCGCCCCACACCACTCCCCTCGCGCTCGAAGCTCTCTATCGCCCAGGTGTCCAGGGGGCGCGTCGCCCACGCTGCGTGGCTCCACATCTACGGCCCGGAAGGCGTGGGCAAGAGCTCCCTCGGCGCCGCCGCTCCCGACGCGATCTTCCTCGACGTGGAGCAGGGGACGATGAACATCGACACCACCCGGTTCCAGTTCGACGCGGCGGGTCGCACGGTGCCGAATGACTTCGAGGAACTGCTCGAAGCGGTCCGCACGGTCGAGCGCGACGATCACCCCTACAAGACGCTCGTGATCGACACGCTCGATGCCGCCGAGGCGCTCATCTGGCAGTGGATCTGCCAGCGCGACCAGAAGGACAACATCGCGGCCTACGGCTTCGGCAAGGGCGAGAACATCGTCGCCCTCGACGAGTGGCGAAAGCTCATCGCCGCAATCGAGCGCGTGCGCGCGAAGGGGATCAACGTCATCACCCTTTCCCACTCCATCGTGAAGCGGTTCGACGATCCCGAGTCGGACGGGTGGGACCGCTACATCCTGAAACTCCACGAGAAGGCGGGTGGCCTCGTGAAGGAGCGCGCCGACGCGGTGCTCTTCGCCCGGTTCGAGACCATCAAGAAGAAGAGCAGCGACGGAGGCAAGACCAAGGTCCGCGCGCTCACCACCGGCGCCCGCTTCCTCTACACGCAGAAGACGGGCGCCTACGACGCGAAGAACCGCTACGACCTCCCGCCCGAGCTGCCGCTCGACTGGAATGAGCTCTGGGGGGCGATCAAGGCCCACAAGCCCGCGGACGCTGGAGTCCTGGCCACGGCCATCGAGGCGGGGATCAAGAAGCTGGTCGGCGTGAAGACCGCGGACGGGACGGACGCGCGCGAGGTCGCGCTCAACGCCCTGGTCCTCGCGGGCGAGGACGCCGTGAAGCTGTCGAAGCTGAACACGTGGATCAACAGCAAGCTCGCCGAAGCGGGCATCGAGGAGGAGTAACCAATGTTGGCACCTGGAAAGTACCGCGGTCGTCCCGTTGCGGCCGCGCTCGGCCTGGCCAGCACCGGCACCGAGCAAATCGCGGTTCAGTTCGATCTCGTGGACCCGCCTGGAGAGCGCATCACCTGGTACGGGTACTTCACCGACGCGACCACCGAGCGGACGATCGAGTCGCTCCGACACTGCGGTTGGCGCGACCCCAACAACGATCTCTCGGTCTTCGTCGCGGGCGAGCCGCTCCCGGTCGGCTTCGACCAGGAGGTCGAGTTGGTCGTGCAACAGGAGGCCTACAACGGGAAGACCCAGACCAAGGTGGCGTTCGTGAACGGCGGCGGTGGGCTGGCGCTCAAGAACGCTCTCGACAAGGGCCAGGCGCAGTCGTTCGCCGAGCGGATGAAGCGGCAGATCGACGCGCTCGATCGGGCCGCGGGCCGTCCCTCCGGCGGGAGCGCTGCGCCGCGCCAGGCCCCGCGCACCACGGGCGCGAGGCAGACCCAGGCCGCGCCGCCGCCCCAGGACGGGCCGCCGGACGAGCTCATCGACCAGCAAGCAGACTCGGTTTCCACCCGCGGCGACGTGCCGTTCTAGGAGCTCACGACCATGGCCACCAAGAAGAACGGAACCAACGGCGTGGCGAAGAAGAAGATCCTCGCCACCAAGACCGACCACCTCCCCGTCCCGCTCACCGAGCCGGAGCTCCGGGAGGCCGGAAAGCAGCTCGCGCACCTGGAGGGCGATCTGGCCGCGCAGACCGCCTCCGAGAAGGACATCAAGGACGGCCTCAAGGCGAAGCGATCCGCGCTGGAGATGCGCATCAGCCTGTTGGCCAACACCATCCGGGCTGGCCTGGAGTACCGGCCGATCCCAGTGCGGGTCGAGGCGGACTTCGAGGATGGCGTGGTCCGGGAGATCCGCGAGGACACCGGCGCGACCGTATCCACCCGCCCGGTGACCGAGCAGGACCGGCAGTCCACGCTCTTCCCGGTATCGACCAAGCCGGCCCCCACTTCGCTGGTCTGGCACCGCCAGGGTGACGACCAGGTCGCCGAGGTGGCCGACGGCGTCTACTGCGTCGAGCCCGATGCGGACGGCTACTTCGTTTACTGGACGAAGAAGGGCAGCGGCACGAAGAGAATCGGCGCCGAGTCGGACGAGGGTCTCGCCGAAGATCTCGCCGAGCGCCACAACGTCGAGCGGGCGGCGAGCGCGATCCTGTCCAATGCTGGTGATGGCCGGCTCACGAAGGAAGCGAGGTCGTAGGCCATGGCGCGCGCAGCGGCCCGCAAGATCACGCCTACCGAGTCCGGCCCCGAGGGCTGGCCGCTGCGCGTCGCCGATCCCAACGGGCTCGGCCTGCCGCTCTCGCTGCTCCACGTCCGAAGGCTGGAGGAGCTGGAGCAGCTCGTCGGCCGGTACCGGTTCGGCGGGTGGGGCAGATATGGCGCCTCCGGGCTCTTCTTCGTCGATGTGGGGGATACCCGTTTTCAGGGCGAGACGCTGCACCTGGCGATCGGAGCCGCGATGCGAGCGGCCCAGGGGGCGCGGCCGTGATCGATCCGAAGACACACGAGGCGCAGTGCGCGTCGCCGGCACCGGAGGTGCGTTGCCCTGGGTGTGGCGGGCGGACCCGCGATAAGACCGGAACGTGCGGCAGGTGTCAGCGGGCCGCGCTCCCGAGGGTGGACCGCCTGACCGACGAGCAGCTCGCGGTCCTGGTGCGCGCGGTCAAGCAGGAGCTCAGGCGAAGGACCCGGATCACGTCCGGTGCGCTGAGCGAGCTGCTGGAGGTGTCGAGGTCATGACCAATTGCATGAGCTGTGGAGCGTCAATCGTCTGGGCCTACGTGCTCGACGAGCACGGGCAGATCAAGCGCCGGACGGACGGCAGGTTGCAGCGGATGCCGGTGGACGCGGACCCGCACCCCGAGGGCCGGGTCGTGGTCTACGCGCGGGGCGACGAGATGGTCGCCCGGGTGCTCCGGCGCGACGAGGAGCCGA